CGATGGCATTACAAAGGTGCGGATTTACCTTTCGGGTACTTTGGATGAGTCCATATTCGTCTCCAATGCCGACCTTGTGGCCTTGGGTACCACCGCAGCGGCATTCATCGCAACCCTCAACACTTACTTGTAATGGATATCAAGCAGGCATTGACGGAACTCGGCATTAATGTCGGGATGTCCGTAGGAGGCTTTCTCGGAAGCCTCGTCCTCGTAGGAAAGCAAAAGGGAGCGTCTTTACGCACCCAACTCTTCTCCATCCTCGCAGGAACCTTGTCTGCCAATTACCTTACCCCTCTCGCTATCACCTTCCTTGGTATTGAACTTGAATCCGCTCAATTCGCTATGGCCTTCCTTGTGGGCTTCAGCGGTTTGAGGGTCGTGGAAACGCTCTCCAATTACTTCCATAAGAAAGTTGAATCCAAAGGCAATGAGTCTTGAGCAACGCCTTTCCCCAAGAGTCCCCAAGCTCGTTATAGACCGCTTCCTTGAGATACAGGAGCGGTTTTCTATTAATACCGACCTTCGGATTGCCCATTTCTTCGCTCAAACGGCCCACGAATCAGCCAACTTCACCACGACCAAGGAGAACTTCAATTACTCCGCCTCACGGCTCTTAAAGGTCTTCCCAAGGCATTTCAACAAGGACACGGCCAAGTTATACGCAAGGGATTACATCGCCATAGCCAACAAGGTCTATGCGAACCGCTTTGGCAATACCGAACTTGGGGATGGATGGAAATACCGAGGCCGTGGGTACATTATGACCACCTTCAAGGCCAATTACGCTGAACTTGACAAACTCGTCCCCGAAGACCTCTTGGAGAACCCCGAACTCGTGGCCGGGAGGTATGCGATGCTATCGGCGGGCTACTTCTGGCATAGCCGTAAACTCAACGTCCTTGCCGACAAAGGCTCCGATATCGCAACGATTACCCGAATCACGAACAAGATAAACGGAGGCATCATCGGCCTGGATGACCGCATCGCTAAGTTCAACGAGTTCTACGACCTGCTCACCAAAGGCCAAACCGCTTAATTATATTTGAACCACAAAACGATTCATTATGCCACTCACTAAAGCCAAGGGTTATGGGAAAAAAGCCACCCAAAAAGCCGTCTCCAAAAACATCAAAGAGCTTACAGAAGCCAACAAGTCCAAGCCTAAAAGCAAGAAGCGAAGTAAGGGTCAGATTGCCGCTATTGCCTATTCTGCTGCACGCAAGTAATTTTGAATGCTGAATAAGATGGAGAACAATACCGTAAAAATCCGTTTTGAGATTGACCTTGACCTCCTAAGCAAGCTTGAGGACTTGGCCGAAGAAACCGGGCAGACGATTAAAGAGACAATGGTTAAGGCTTTGACCGATTATGTTGAACTCTACGAGGACACGGGTGCGGAGTCGCTTGGCGATCACCTGGAGCCTTACGAGACCACCGAGGAGCTTGACGAGGATGGGCAGATAATTCGGATATTCCCCGAAGACGATGGCTGTTAACGACAAAGGCTACATCCCCTACCGGGGCATCCTGTTCGTTGTCCTGCCCATCGCCATAGGGCTTGGTTTCCTCATTTACACGATGAAGGATTCTCCCCGGCAAATCATTGACAAGCAACAATGCATCATTGACTCCCTGGAGCATCGTGTGACCCCTTTACAGACCCGTAGAGACACGATAAGGCAAGAGATTGTAAAGACCCAAATCAAATGGCGTGAGAGGCTCATAGAGGCTTATGAAGAGCCTGAGACGATATGGGTGGAGGCGTATGTCCCTTTGATGCTTGACTCCTGCCAGGAGGTCGGTAAATTGCTTGCGATGCAAGTGGAGATTGGGGACTCTCTGCTTAGAACCTATGACTCCCTGCTGATCGCATACAAGGCCAAGGACTCGGTTTGCGTCAAGGCCATTGCCACGAAGGACAGTTTGGCTTTGGCCTATAAGGAAAAGTGGGCGCAAGAAAGAAAAAACGGGCGCATTTACAGAGTAAGCGCAATAATCGGGAGTGCATTGCTTGGCTCTACTTTGTTTAAGAAATAATCCCTATATTTGTCACACCACTTTTAGGGTTGTGGTTTTCATTGGAATGCCCGCGAGTAGGCTTTAGGGTGCCGAAAGCGGGCTTTTTCCATTAATAGAATCGGTCGCAGGGAGTGAATGTGGCGAAGACCTGGACTTCCGGCCCACGCCGATTCTTGGACTTCTCTCGCTCCACTTTAAGCTTCATCCAATAGCCTCCCAAAGGCTTCGGGCCTCTTCCACGCTCAACGTGAAAGCCCATATAACCGTCTGCCCATTCTTCTTTGTACGTTGCCGTGCGGACTTGGTGAACAGGCTTTTGAAGCAGCATTTTGGTTGACCGGTCATAGCGGTGAATTATATTTTGGTGGTAATAAAGTTCGTGAACGTGGCCCTGCCAAGTGCAATCATAGCCTTCCACCATAGCGAGAATCCGCTGATCTGAAATTACTCCCTTGGTAACAATTCCTCCGCCTGCACTCCCATGATAATAATGCGTCACGAAGTTGCTGGTGTGCAAGGAGTCGTAATGCATCTTGAAATCAATAACGCCCCCATAGCCTCCTATCTCCACCTTGCTTCCGCAGGAATGATTGAGGATAGCGACAAAGCGTTGCAGGATGTCGGTCTCTTGGTGATGAATGATACTCGTTTCGTGGTTGCCATAGCCCACCAAAAGGATGATGTCGGCATACGGCGTGAACCACTCCACGGCTGTATCAACGATGGAGTCCAGGTACCGTCCATTGTTGTGTTCGGGGCGAATGTCCTCCTTGCTCCTGCGAGGGTCTCCCTTGCCTTGCATTAAACAAAAAAAGTCACCATTGACGATGACTTTGACATTCCTTCTCTTTGCTTCTTCTAAATGGTTCTTCAACAGCTCCCGGTCGCACTTGGGGTTGTCCCAATGGAGGTCGGACATGAGGAGAAACTCTTGCTCTCTACCGCAGTCCACGGAGTGAACATTCTTGCTGTGTTTCGTTATCATAGGTTAGGTTAAGAGTGGGTCATCGTAAAGGTCATCCATTTCAATCTTGAAATCGGCTAAGACCGATTCAACTCGCTCCTGCATCTCTGGTTCATCGCTGAAGGTGTGGTGTTTAAGTTCGGCCAAGGCGAGGTACATCGCAGGGGCTTGGATGGCTTTCTTGTAATTGACCATATCCTGCTCGTTGTCTGTGTCAAACTCAATCGTTATTTTGGCCATTGTGTTTTTTTAGGAGGTAAACAACCGCTTCTTCAAAGGTTTCGGCCAAAGATAAAAGTTCATCCCTCACATAGAGAAACTCCTTTTTGTTAAATCGGAGGATAATCTTCTGAGCCTTAGCGTTGTCCTTCCTCTCCTCTTCCTCTTCCAACTCTTTTTCAATCTCTTCGGGCATCTGCCAGACATCTATACCGCAATCGGCCAAGAGTTGAGCATCCCACTCATTTGCCAAGGCATCGTAATCGTAATCCCCAAAGGCTGAGTTGTCCTTCAGGGCGATGGCCTTTAGTTTCTCCAAGGGCGTGTCTGCGGATAGAACCTTGCAGGGTGCCGAATCGTAATTCAGTTCCTTCAAGGCTTTGAGCCTCATATTACCCCCAATGACCACAAATGTTTCCTCCAAAGGAAACACGATAAGCTCCCGAAGTTTGAGCATCTCTGGGTCATCCTTGAGGCTTTGGACGAGCTTGTGGAAGCGGTCATCCCGGATGAGCCTTGGGTTCTTGGGAAGCCCCTCTATCTGCCCGACATTGTTGCGGAGCTTATAGAGTTTGATTTCTTTGGTTTCGCTGAGCATCTCGGTTAAAATAGATTCTTTACCGCTTCAATCCTTGCCTTTGCTATCTCAACATACTCTGCCTCCCGTTCTATCCCGACAAACGCAAAGCCTTCCAGCATCGCTGCCTTGCCTGTTGAGCCTGACCCCATGAACGGGTCAAGAACGATTCCGCTTGGTGGGGTTACAAGTCGGCAGAGGTAACGCATGAGGTCGGTGGGCTTGACGGTGGGGTGGTGGTTGCGTGATCCGCTTGTCCTGCCTGCCCCTGCCCTTGGGCTTTCCATCCCTGCGCTTCCTTCAACACGATCCACGCATTCGCCCGCAGAACGCTCTTGCAATTTATCACACCCCTCGTCCCTATCCGCTTTGCTTGCTTTGGCGCAGTAGAAAAAGCGAGCCGAAGCCCCAAGCAGGTCGGTGGCTTCCTCGCTCCCATCGTGGATGAAGTTGGCGGGCCAGCGGCCTGTTGGGTTATAGTTCTTAGGCTCAATCATAGAATAATCCCCATAGACATTATTTCCCGTCAGGGGTGGTGTTCCAAAATTGGCGTGTTGATTTTTTTGAGTGCTTTCTTTTCTATCTTCCTCTGATATAAAATCTACCCTTCCCCCATCCACGTTAATCGCACCCGTCCCGTGTTGTAGGACGTTCTCGGCTACCGTGCCAATCAAGGGCTTGCGAGCCACCGTAATCGGTTCAAGTGCTGGTTTGAGTGCAGTCCCCCATCCTTCCCATTGCTTTGCTTCGGGCGATTTAGGCTCAAATTTATATCCATAATCAGAACGCTTACTTAAATCCGTTTTCTTTGTTGGATTATTGAAAAGCGTTTCAGTAGTTTCTACTAGTTCTCCGTTTATCTTGTCAAACGCCTTCCCAATATTTAAACTCTTCGGAAACCCCGACCCGTACACCCAAGCAATCATGTCCCGAATCTCAAAGCCTGCGTCCTCAATCCTTACCGCCATTCGATGCTGCGTCCTCGTTCCTGCAAACGCAAGAAGATGACCGCCCGGCTTCAAGACACGAAGGCACTCGGCCCAGACCTCAACGCTTGGCACATCGTAATCCCACCGCTTGCCCATGAAGGACAACCCGTAAGGCGGGTCGGTTACTGTCGAGTCAACGGAGCAGTCGGGGAGGTTTCGGAGAACGCTTAGGCAATCTCCGTGGTGTAGGGTTAGTCTTTCCATTTTGTTTTAGGGTAAATCAATTTCTCCGAAGAACGGCCTCTTGTCTGCGCTCTTGGATCCCTTGCAAGACCACAACGCCCTTGCGAACCAATTCGGAGAATGCGTCTCCGTTTTGATACCAGCAGAACGAGAGCAATAGTTGTCCCCTTTCGGAGTGCCTGGAGCAATGGTATAGCCCGATGCCCCGAACTGAACGGTCTTCCCGTCCTTGGTGGCCGTGTATTTCTTTCCTTTTGCGGATGACTTGGTTATCATCCATCCTCTAAACTCTGGCATAGCGTTTATTTTAAGCGTCTGATAATCATATCGTGCGGAGCAGGAGGAACGCCACCAAAGTACGCAGGAAGCGTGTAGGTGATGAGCGGTATGCGAACCTTGAAGGTCGTTGATACATCGTTAATCCATACCGAAGCGTTGTTGCCTTGGTTGGATATTAAGCACCTGACCTTCTGCCCGAACTGAACCTGGCAGAGGTAGCGTATCTCCCGAACGCCATTCACATACGAGGTGGCGTACATCTTGATATATTGCCCTTGCTCGTGGGGCATCCAACATACCCTTACCGAATTTCGCTTGTGGTACGGGAATCCAGACACGCCCCAAAGTTTGTTGATGCCATAGCCTTCCAATCCTGTTTGCTTGTAAAGGCAAGACTCCGTGAACTCGTATTCCCTCCGCCATACCGTGCCTATTGTTGGGAGCATCGGGTCGTTCTCGGCCCAATTCTTTCCTTCCTTGATGACTATTCGTTTCATAGGCTCAAAATTAGTGGTTATTCGGTGAAATAGCTGTCTATGATGGCCTTGGCCGAATCAAAGGAGTTGGCCGTGCAAGCGAGATAGCCCTTCTTCAAGAGCCTCTGAATCATCTCCCATTGCTCGGCAAAATGCTCCGTTGCCGGTTGGCCATTCTTCTTGAAGAACCGCACCCCTGGCCGCTTCAGCTCAATGAACAAGCCGTGATACCCTTTCCTTGGCTCAAAGATGAGCAGGTCTGGTATCGCCCTGGACGAGCGGAGTTTAGCGGTTTTCACGGCAAGGCCCATTGGCAATCGTATGCCCGATAGGTCGGAAGTGAATATCGCTTGTGGGTAATTGAGTCGGATGTAGAGGCATAGGCTCTTTTGGAGGTCGTATTCGGATTGTACGGGAACCTTTGGGCTTGGGCATTTTTTCATTCTTTTTGTTTAGTGGTCAGGACAGGAGTCGAACCTGTATGAAGTAGCTTATTCGCTCCTAAAAGGATTGGGCCATCTTGCTCCACTTCCACAACCTGACTATGCCCTCGTCTTTCCGAGGTGTCATCCCTTTTAATTTGATAAGACGGGAAGCCTTGTGGTCAGGACAGGAATCGAACCTGCTTCTTATTTACTCCAATTCATTACGAAGTGTTTCAATACGTGGTACCATTCCACTACCTGACCATTTTTTTAAGTCGTTGTCGTTGTGTATCGTTTGCCAAAGACATTCCTCACCCGGTGAGAGAAAGGCTTAGAGCCTTTCTTCTCGTCCGAGATGGTTAGAGCGATAACAAACACGAGCGACACGAACACGAAGATGAAGCTGAATGTTATCCAAAGCGGAGCGAAGCACCACATCCAGGTCAGCCCCGAACTTGGCAACAACAACTTCACCACGCACAACACCGCTGAGAGCAATGTCGGCCATTTTGCAAATACCCCCATTAGAACGGCATATCGTCTTTAGGGGCAGGAGCAGACGCTTGAGCCGAATTGGGCTTCCAGGTGTTCAGCTCGGCATTGTGGGTGCCATACTTGTCGGCTTCACGCTTCGGCCAACAGGCGATACGGACATAGCCCTTTTCGTCCCGATGCTCTTGGAGGAAGGCGATGAATTGGTCCACATTGCAAGACATCTCAAACAACTCCTTCCCAGAGATGATTTTCTTGTTAATGTAAATCCCCTTTGCGTACACTTTTTGATTTGATTGGTTTGACATTTTTTACGATTTTATGGTGTGGTTTTTGTTTGCGGTACCCTCTTTCTTCAACTCGTCTATACCTATGGGAGTACCATTCAGAGGCAGAGACCGTGTAATTCTTGGGATGCGAATATGCATCATAGCCCTCCTGATAAGCACTCACGAGGTGCTTGGTTTCAGTTTCCTTCATCTTCATCACTCGCTTGACAACATCTTGCTTGGTGACCAAAGGGGGCAGGGTGGATAGCCAATCCAACAATAGCTCTATCGGGGTTGATTTTCTTCGGAATCTCATTCTATGGAAGTCACTTTGATAACGACAGCCGACTCATACTCATCCATATTTAACATCGGCTTTATTCTGTCTTGCAACATTTGGTTCGCTATTTGAGCGGTTTCCCAGGGGCCGAAATACAACTCTGGCTCGGCCTTAAATTTCAGCAAGACAACATACTTGCTTTGGTCTTTTTTTATCTTGACGGACTGTTGGTCTTCAATCGCCTGAGTGATGGCGTAAACATCGGTTTTCGTGCCTCGGTAATCGGTCATAATATCCCTCTCAACCGCCCGAATTGAATGGATGATGGTGGAGTGGTCTTGATTGAAGTATTGCCTTCCAATCGCAAGCTTGGGGATGTTGGTGTACTTACGAATCATATAGCAGGCCACTTGCCTTGCGTGAACGACATCCCACAAACGGGTCTTGCTGAACAACTTGTCCTTGTGGATTCCATAGTAATCCGATACAATGCCGATAATGTCTTCGGCCATCGTATGTTCAATCTTTCCTATCATTTGTTCTTGGGTTTTTTGTTGTCGGTGGTTTTTGCGATGACATCAACGAGAGAACCGCAATAGGGGCAATACGGGCCGCCCTTGATGTCTATTTGTGCCTGGGTCACATCGTGTTGTATCAGGCCGTGCTTATCGCATTTTCCAACGTATTTCATCAAAAGGGTGCTTTTAGGGTTTGAATCTTCTCTTCAAAGGTAGGAATGTTTCCATTAAAATCCAACACTTTTGTGTATTGAAGTTTAATTTTCCCCATAGCGGTACCAATCTTTCCATTCCGATTCTTCCTCACAAGGATTTCAAGGAGGTCAATGAGTTCTTGCTTTTGGGGGTCGTGGTCTTCCATATACTCGGAAGGACGATACACGAACAGAATCTTATCGGCATCAAATTCAAGTTGGCCCGTTTCACGCAGGTCGCTCGGCTTGGGACGCTTGGAGTCCCTCTGCTCCACGCCCCTGGACAACGATGACACCACGCAAATCCAAATGTTGAGCCTCTTGCAAATCGTCTTGATGTACTTGGAGATGTTGGTGACTTGCTCAATTCGGGCTTTGCCTCGGTCTTCTGGTAGCGGAGAAATCAGTTGGAGGTAATCAATGTATGCCCCTTCAATCTTGTGCTTCTTGATGAGTTTTATCAACTCCAATTCCATCCGCTGAGGGTCAATGCCGGGGACATCCACAACGTGCAACGGTGCGCCTTTGACCTTATCAATGTGCTGAGAGATGGCCAAAAAGTCTTGACCGTTCATCCGCTCCTTGATGTCCAGGAAGACCTCTCCATCCACCTCAGCAAGGTTGGAAACCAATCGGGTCATCAGTTGCTCCGTGGACATCTCCAAGGTGAAGAAGGCCACAGGCTTTTTGTTCATCGCTTGGTTGAGAGCGTATTGCAGAGCCAAGGTGGTCTTGCCCATTGCAGGACGGCCACCCAGGAGGATGAACTCCGAAGGCTTGAAACCCGTTATTAGGCTGTCGGTGTTGTGATGGAAGGTTCGGGTGATGCTGTTGTCCTTCGCTCCCGTGATGACCTCGTTGAGGCCCATCATAAAGCCCAAGAGCAATTCGTGAACCTCGGTAGCAATCGGGTCGGGGTCTAAAGACTTGATGTCTTGGATTTCCTTGTAGAGGCGATCAACATCCTGGTGCTTGAGAAAGTCAATCTTGGTCTTCTCAATTTGGTCGTGGATGTACCGGCAATGCAGCTCGTACCGGTACACCTTCCATCCATCGTGGGAATAAAGCCCAGAGTCAAGGCTTGCGAGGAACACCACATCGGTGGGGACATTCATCTCAATCATCCGTGAACGGACGGTGAGCGTGTTGATAGGCTTGTCCTCGGCCCGAAGGCTCCGAATGGCTTTGAAGGTATTCTTGCGGATTCCTTCATCAAAATACTCCTCTCTCAGTTGGAGGACAATATCCCCCGGCTTGATGATTTCGCAAATGAGGATGCCGAGGAGTCGGTCTTGGTATTCAGCGTACAATTCCGCTGGGAGGCGTGTAAAATCGGAGTGGTTGTTCATCGTTTTGGGTTGAATAGTAGGGTTTGTGTTGGGAATAGCCTCCAGACTGCGTAGGAAGCTCGTCATTGAACGCTTTATGGGTTAGGTATCTTACGGGGTCTTTGCGGAACTTACGCTCTCTGTGAGCCTCTAAATAGGTCGGAAGGGTATTGCGGATTTTTTCAATCTCTTCATCGCTCAGTTTGAACCAAGCGAGGAGCGCTTTGTCCTTACCGACCTTCTTGTCGTAGAAGTTCCAGAAGCCCTCAAACATAGCCATCATTTCCTCTTGCGAGTATTTAGAGTTCCTGCGGATGTTTTTGTTGGAGTATTTGGACGTTCCCTTCTCTTTTTCCTCCCCCACACCCCCTCCTTTATCTCTACCCTTTAGAGTGTTTAGAGTATTAGTATTGTTTATATGTATAGAATTGTCTATATAATTATATATATATAGGAGTTTTTGTTGAAAAATCAAGTTTTCTTGCTCAATTTTATCAACATAATCCTCCAGGTCTTTGACATACTCGTCCTGGTCAAGGTAGCATTCGGGGTTGGGTCGCATTAGGGTTAGGGGTTTAGCATTTTGGTGGTGTCAACGAAATGGTCGGATCATTGGTTGTTATTTTCAACCACCTGCCCTTCTTCAACAACGGTCATTTTGTAATAGTCCGTTCCAAATCCGTGTGCATCGTATTCGTTAGGACTGCCCTTTGGGTAAACTTTTTCAATATGCTTGTTTACGGCTTTGATGGCTTCTTCTTCGCTTTTAGCAATGGTGAAGAATGATTGCTCACCGTGTCCTTGTGGTTGGAATGCGTATAGTTTCATGGGGTTGGGGTTTGGTTGGTAAGGTTATAGGCTGACGATTGGGGTTGGTTTGTCAGCGTGTAGGCTGACGGATTTATCATTCATTATATGCGATAAGGGTACTTATTGACCGATTTCTCATTCATTATACCCGAATGCGTATAGTTTTTGGGTTTTTCTATGCATTATACCCGATTGCGTATAGATTTCGGGATTTTCTATACATTATATCCGATTGCATATTAAACGTGGGTTCGGGTTTCTGAATCCCAAATGGCACTCCATTTGAAATTCTTCCAGCTGTCCTTCCATATAGATTTAAACTTTTCTATGATTTTTGCTTCAAAACTTCTTGCCTCTTCCAAGGTGTCAAAGTCCTCCTGAAAATCATTCATCCCTCCTTCAGGATAATAGGCATCACCTGCAAATACTAAGAATCGTTTCATAGGTTTAAGGTTTGAAATAGTTTGTACGCACCACACGAATCGGTCAGGGTCTTGACCTGCGGTCCGAATCCGTTGGAGCGGGATAGGACATACTCGCAGGCATCCCCCTTGGCCCGCACCTCAATCACCCTCCAGGGGCGGTCGTTGGTGCAGGCCGTGAGCAGGAATAGGAGGAGGATGGCTCGCATTTAGGCTCTTGATTGATACTTTGAGAGCAACTCAGCAACACGCTTGTTGGCTTCCTCGGCTTTCGCCAGAAGGTCTTTGAGGGTAGCGTCCATTTCGTTGGGCTTCTGGACAACGGCTCGCTTGGCCTTGAAGGTCTTGAATACCTCCTTAATCTTCACGCTTTGCTCGTTGATGCACTTATCAATGTCCTCTTGGGTAGGAACCTTGTTGAAATCGGAGTAATACAGCGACTTGTTTTGCCCTGGACGAGAGCCTTTGGCGATGATGCCTTGGTCACGCATTGTCAGGTAGAAGGTGCGACCCACATTGTTGTCGGTCATAATCTTGTTGATGTCAAGGTTCCTCGCTCCGTTAAAGCAGGCGGTCCAAATCATCCAGAACGCTTTGACCTTGCGGTTGTAGCGGTCTTGCTCGGAGCCAAATACCTTTGGCTTGGATAGGGCGTAGCGGGTCTTGGGAGATGTTTCAAATAGATTCGTGTTCATTGTTTTGGGGTTTAAGGGTTGGTTAGATAGGAAAAAAGAAAAGGTTGTCTTCAAGTTCTTTGGCAAACTCCTTAAAAATTCTTGCCATTGCGGATTTCTCTTCTGCTCCACGAAAAATCAACTTTATTTCTTGAATTTCAACATCGCTATGTTCAGATTTCTTAATGGTTTCAACTTCCATCTGAGTGCACGCAAGGTCTTTTATGGTTATGGCGAGATATGAATCTCTTTTATCGCATTCGCCATTATGCTCAATGGTGGCGTCAAAACAACAACATCCTGTGTGTTTTAAAGTTAGTTTTCTCATTGTTTTTAGGTTTAAGGGTTGGTTAATTAAGGTTGGGTAAATCATCAATCGTTTTGCCTTGCTCGGCTTCGTGTTCTTCGGTGCATTCCTGCAACCCACGCTGGTAATCAGCGTCCCTCTGCTCGGCTTCACGGGCCAAGCCTGCTTCCAGGGTTTCGGTGAGAAAAAAATCACCATTGCTCCTTTCCATATCTTCCAATTTGCGGAGGCGTAATTCCTTGATTAGCCATTCCATTGCGGTCATATTGCTCATTATTTGAAGGTTATTGCGATGGACGATTTGGTGGCCTTGGCTTCGCACACGGGGATTTCTTCACCGGTGTTCGGGTCCACAATCATTGACTTGCCTGCCTGCTTGAACGCAAGCTTCAGCAGTTCTTCTCGGTCTTTGAGGACCGCTTTCATTTGGGCGTATATCGGGTCTTGGTCGCAGTTCGGGCCAAGGGATCCTTCACGGATTTGGACATTCGCTCCGTAAACATCAAATGACCTGCCAGGGTGCTTAGCGGCCTCATCCGCAACGATGTCTTCCGTCTGCTTGATGACGGCATCAATCGCCTTGTGGATGGCTTTGAGTTTGATGTGGGCTTCCAGGGCATTGATATGCCCTTCGTTGATGCGGTCCACCAAGTTGGTGGTGAGGAGTGCGATGTCGGCCTTGCCGACATCACTCCTGGGTATAGATACGAGTTCCATAATTAACGATTTTTAAAGTATTCAATCCCCTTGCGGTACCGATCTTCAGTCCAATCCTCGGTCGGGGCAAACCGTGGGTCGTTACGCTCTTGGTCGGTGGCCTTGACCGCACGCTCCAAAATGTACTCTTGGTGAATCTTTTGCAGACCGGCAGGGATGACAACGGGTGCCGTGGTGCGGGTCTTGGTTGGAGGAGCCACATCGTTCCTTGGAGGGGCTTGATAGGGCTTTGCAGGGATGACCGGCGCACCGTGCTTGCCTTTGTAAACATCAATCCCAATCCCAATCCAAGAGGCGATTTTGGTGATCGCATCCGTGGTCGCTCCCTTCGCTGCATCGCCCATATCATCGTTCGTGGAGGATGCTATGCACTCGTAATAGATGCCTGCGGATGGGATTTCAAGGATGGTCTTGGAGAGAGCGGTGTATTCGGTACGCTCCCGGCCAGAGGAGGTTGTCTTGACGATGACGGAGATGGGAGCCAAGAGTTTGGTCTTGACAATCCATTCCCCAACACCAAAGACCTCGTTGAGTCGCTCGGTGACGAAGATGCCCTTGATGGTGGACATCCCGGTTCTTGTTGGGTGGGCCGAAATTGCTTCGGGCGATAGAGGCTCGGCGATTTTGGCGAGTTGCTCTGCGGTGAGGTTTTGTTTCATGGTTGAGTAACGGTTAATGTTTCGGATGTAAATTGAAGAGTGAAGGCATCATAGATTTGGCCCAAGAATCCAGCGTAATTGATGCCCAAGGCGTTGGATAGGTCAATGGCTTCGCTGATGGTCAACTGAATGGCGAATTTCTTCTCGGTCAATGCCTTGACCAATTCGGCACCAGAACTTGGGTATTGCTCTTTGAAATCAAGCACTTTTTTGAATGCCTCTGCACTCATTTGTTCAAGTAGGTTCATTGTTTAGGGTTTATGGGTTAAGGATTAAAGCGAGAATGAATCGGCCAAAGAATGCAATGCCCAGCATCGTGGTTAGGACAATGTATCCCGTGCCGATGGCGGCCTCTATCTTGGCCTTGGTTTCGTGTGTCATAAGATTAGGGTTTAGGGGTTATGAACGAAAGTGTGAACAAATATAGTGGGTCTTACCCTGCTTGCGCCACCTTGGAAAAATTATTTTCAATAATTTTATTGACATCCTTTTTCTTCCCAATCCCGTGGCTCCATTGGTACACATAATTGCGGTCAATGTTGAGGGTTTGGGCGATTTTGTCAATGCTCGTCTTGTTCCTGGTCATTAAGAGCCTGCGATACTCATCATCCCGAAGGTGCATCGTGAGGTCGGGCTTGGTCAGGCAGGCTTTGATGACTCTGGGCGATGCTGGTTGGTAATCATCGCAAATCAACTTGAAGCAGGCATCAATCGCATCAAATTGCTTGATTCTCGTGATGCCTTCTCTCCACCAGAACACGGTGGATATGGAGACCTCGCACTCTTTAGCGATTTCGTCCAGGGTCAGGCCCATGCGCTTCATCAGGATTTTGATGGCTTCGGGTCGGGTAACGGTTTGTTGTTTTGGTTTCATGGTTTGGTTTGGGGGTTATTGTTTCCTGATAAATATGCGTCCAACATCGCCTTGGTGAATCTGATTTTTGACCCAGGCCGTGGTTGCAGTTTGTTTAGGTAGCCGTTTCGTACGGCATACCGAACGCCGTGGGTGGACAGTCTTAGGTATTGCGCCGCCTCCCTCAAATCGTATAGGGGATGGTTCATCTCGTTTGGGTTTGAGGGTTGATTAAATGGCTTTTTTTGCGTCCAGGTAGCGGCCATACAAGGCCCAATCAATCCTGAACGGGGACTTCACCTCGGAGTAATCCGGCTTTATACTTCGCCTGCACGCTCTCTTTATGTGCCTTAGCCAACTGGCGAGGGGTTCCTTGGATGTAGGGTTCAATGATGTCAAATTCATGGTAAAAGGGTTTAAGGTTTTTTTCAATGTAAACTCGTAATCGTACTTTTTTTCTTCGGGTGTGCTTTACCGGTCTTCGGTTGTTTTCGGCGGCCTTCAGCAGTTGGTTGATGACGGCCAAGGGATAGCGGAGGGGCGCATCCCGAACCTTCGTCACTCCACGGGCCGTCACCGTCACCGAAGGCAAATCAAGGCAATGCCTCACGGTCTTGTAATTCCAATTATTCTCGTTCGCAATCCGCACGATGTCACCGGTGGCCAGGTGCCTGCGAAGGTCATAGACCAACACAGGGGGCAATGGGAACCAAGGGCCGACCTCTGCACGCTTCACGCCATTGCTCATCTTCTTGTTGCAGAAATACTTGTTGGCCAATTTCATCTCTCCCTTAGCGGCCTTGTAAAGGTGATAATCAACGATCTCCCTAACTTTGCGATGCACCACCTTGAACGCCAGAGAGCCTTCCAAATCGGCTTTCCTCAAGGCGATGAGCAGTTGGTTCGCTTCGTCAAAATCAAGGCGTATATCGCCTTTAATGCCCTTAGAATTGTGCATCTCAGTTCTTGGTCTCAGCCTTGAAATTCGTTGTCGTAATCAGCTCCTCGGCGATGGCGTACCAATCAATGTTCCCCACGGCCAGAATCGTCAAAGCCTTCAGTTGCGGATCCTTGATCGTTTCGGCTTGGGCCATGTAATAATCGTCCATCATCAACGACAGTTCTTCGGGGTCAGTCAGCGACTTGGCCTTGTTCTTCCAAATGTAAAAATCAAGGGAAATCGTCCTTCTCCTGGACGGCGTGGACATAGCAAGCCCATCGGTCAGGGCATCATCGTCAAAGGCGGGCATCGTTAGTTCTCTGGGGCGAAGATGTTGTCAAACGAATCCCGCTCGTCATCCCGGACATACTTCTTGTGGATGGCGTACCAATATTGGTGGCCTTCGTCCGTGGAATCCCAATGGAACGAGTGCAGGGCCTCGTCAAGGCTATCGTTGGTGCAGACATCGTCAGCATCGTGGGGGATTTGCTTGGGGCCGATATGTTGCATTTGGATGGCAAAAATCGCTGAGTTTGCGATGGGTTCTGGAAGCCTGGACTTCAATACTTGCTTGATCGTCATGGTTGGGGGTTTTGGTTGGGTATTAGTTGATATTTTTTGCCGTTGTGTTCAATGATTTCGGGAGTGCGGTGATCCTCAATAATACCTTCTGAATTCTCAGCGTATATCTCATTGCCTTTGGAATCGTATTCAAATTTGCACCAATATTCATCCGCAGACTCAAAATAGATGACCCTTCGTTTCTTGTCTTTAATTTCAAGGTTGCCATTGGCCTCAAAGTCCCATTTCAGCCATTGGCCGATTGTTTGTCCGTCTTTCATGGTTTTGGGGGTTAGATTAAGATTTTGGTGGATTGGCTAATCAAACGGTAATCGCCAGGGGTAATATCGTCACCCTCGTCAAAGACAAAAACTTGCTCCACAACGGTGGTATAGTCAATCCCAGGGCCGGGCAATTCGTCAACCTCGTCATAGCAGTAAATGTAATTGTCAACCGGGCCATCGTCATCGCAAGTGAAAACATTCTCGTTGCGCTCGTTGGTCTCAGGGTCAAACCAAACATTCGTGATCGTGTAGTGGTAGGCGGTCTCTTGGTTCATCGTTTTAGGGTTTAGGGGTTAATTAGTTTTGAATTGCTGCAAATTTCTTAATCTTAATAGCTTTTTTCATAGTTTACCATCATAATTCATTGCCCAATTTTCAAAACCCTGAATCATTTGCGCAATTTCTCTTTCACTCGATGAACCATAAGGGTTGAAATTAAACTTTTTTCTCAACATATCGCCTTCTTCATCGCCAAAGTTTTCGGATCCACCTTTTTCTTTCCATTTTTTCATTAAGTCTTTTTTAACTTTTGAAATAACAGAACAAACATATGAGGGGTTTACGTTGTAAAGGGTTTTCATAATTATAGGGTTTAGGTTATTACAGCCCCGTAGGGCCGTTTCGGCCTTCTGGCCTCGTCAGATAACCGGTGCAATCTTTTTGGCCCATTCGGGGTATTGATCGGCCCAAAGAGCGATAATTGACTCATCGTCAAACTCGTCAATAATACGGTCAATCGTTGGGGCCGAGATGTAGACCCGGTAAGGACGATCCTTTCTTTTGGTTGCGTAAACAACGGCCTCAACCGTGTCTGCATTGTCGTTGGGTAGGGCGATTGGGGTTCTCTCAATTATTCTCATTGTTTTAGGGTTTAGGGGGTTGATTAAATTAGCCCGTTGTCGGCAAAAGAAAAATAGGACGCACTTGTCAGGATGATATGGTCAAATAAATCAATATCAAACATGGCCAATCCGATTTTTATTTTCTTCGTTATGGTCTCATCCGCATTTGAAGGTTTTGTATTCCCTGATGGATGATTATGCACCATAATTACACTTGAGCACAAATCGTCAATCGCATATTTAGAAACAATCTTAGGGTCAACAACCGTTCCCGCCGTTCCGCCTTGGCTTATCTTGGCATAAGACGTAACCACGCCGGCCCTGTTTAACATCATCAAGAAAAACGATTCATAAAGCTCAATATCTGCATGATAAAATTGCCTGGCGAACTCTTGGGCATCGTTTGAGCTTTTTATCTGTTTTTGCTCAAATATGGATGGCTCCGAAACGCAAGTAATTTGCTTGGTTTTTACATAAGTTGTTTTCATTGTTTTAGGGTTTAGGGTTAGGGGTTAGGTCAATTTACTTGCCAAACATATTGTCCGGCTTCGTCAAAGCGGGGAAATGATACCAATTTAACGCCGCTATACTTGTCATATAGGCGGCCTTGGTATTGTTCGGCTTGGCGCATGGTCTTGAATGATTTTGTAATTGTTTTCATGATTTAGGGTTTAAGGTTAGGCAAAGTTAAATCGTCAATCGTCAAATGCACCAATATCGTCAAATTATTTTATTATTTTTTTTATCGTCAATCGTCAAGCAATCGTCAAGGTATCGTCAATCGTCAAGGTATCGTCAGCCTATCGTCAAGGTATCGTCAATCGTCAAGGTCGGGACGGGGCCAACCGTCAAGGTCAAGCGGTTCAAAGGTCAAGCGGTCCAAAGGTCCAAAGGTCAAGCCAGGGACCAAGACCAAACCAGCCCGGCGGATCCATGCAGGAACCAGGGACCACAACAGGAACCAGGCCCAAAGGTATATATATAAGGAATGCAGCAGCCCCACAAAAAATAGATAAAAAAATTTAAGGGTAAAGGTCGCAATAGGTAGGGGCCGCCGTATCTTTGAGCCAACAAACAACCCAACCACTAAACCTCAAAACCATGAACCACGAAACCCAAACCCTAAACGCCATGAATTACACCCCAACCGCCGCCCGCCTCGTTTCCGAAAATTACCCCTACGGATACACGGCCAAAACCACTAAAACCGATTGGCTAGAATTTAGCCCCAAGAAAGGCTTCAGGCATTGCAGCCAAACGATCAACCCCAAGACGGGTCGCCCAAACGCCCCCAAAAAGAGCGTTTATTATGATATCTTATTAATGTACCGGGACGAATCCGGCCACGTTAAGACGCAAGCCAGGGATATTAGAGATTTGAAGGAGATCAACCAGACCGCCGAATTTTTGGCACGCCCTGAGATTTTCGCTTTGTTCACCGCTCAAGAAATCGAATATATATATATCAACATGATATTTCACAGCAAAGTGAGCGCAAAAGCCCAGGTTATCTATTGCGGTTCTGAATGGGATAAAATGAAGCCTTACTTTGCCGAACCGCTCAAGGAATTAACCCGGGCCGCAAACACCAAAGGAACCGAAAACAGATTTAATGAAATTCGCTTTGATATTGAAGCGATCGACGCTTTGAAGGTCCCCAATTACAACCCGTTCACCGTTAAGACCTACGAGAGTCGCATAATAAACGACCGCCTAACCTTGGTGCAGGTACCTAACCAACAATAAACCAAAACCCAAAACAACCCTAAACCCTTAAAAACCCCCAAACCATGAAAAACCAAATTTTGTCCATCGTTTCTCAAGCCTTCGCAAAAATCCACCTTAGCGCAAGTAAAGACGCATTGCACCCGGCCATGCAATACGTCCAATTTTGCACGCTGCCAGCAGGCCCCCAGGGGCCCGGCGGTTTGTACGCCGTAGCAACAGACGCCCATACCTTGTTTTGGCTGAATGTATCCGAGGTCCTAAGTAACCCAGAAATTTTGCCCGCCGAATTTTACCTCCACGCCGACCAATACAAGAAGCTCACAGGGTCCAAAGTGTATCTAATAGGCTACAACCAGGACCAAAAGACGATCCAAACCATGGACAAGGCCGGCAATACCTTAGACGTCCTGCCGTACCTGGATGTTGAAGGAATGCAAAACGGCCCCGGCAGGTATCCGCAATGGACCGCAATTTTACCCACCGATCCAAACACGCAATTAACCGGCGGGCAAATCGGCCTAAGCCCTAAGCTAATTGGCCGGGCTGCTCAAATCATGGACGCCGGCCCCTGGGTCGTAACCTTTAGAGACGCTAACCGGGCCGCAATTATCCAGTATTGGAACGAGGAAAACGGAACCGCCCAAGGTCTCATAATGCCGCTCATGCTCCACAACATGGAGCACAAAGAAAAACAACGCCAGGACCTAAACGCCAAATTAGCCCAGGCATACGAAAAAGCGCAAGACCGCAAACAGGAAGCTGAAGCCATGCAGGAATAAAGACAACAACAGCAGCGAAAAGAGGGCCCAATTTAGGGCCCTTTTTTTTTGGCCGTACTTTTGGGAATGGTCACAAGGGAGAAGGGAGAAGGGAGCAGGGCGGAGAATCCCACCATCCACACCCCCCCAAAAAAAACCGAGTCACCCTCCAAAGGTCCCTGATGTAGGGATAAAAGAAAGGACACCAAAATAGAGGACCGCCAGACCAAACGCCATCCCGACCCGACCGCCTGAAGGTAGCAAATGGGAACAAGTCCCCGGAATGAGGGATAAAAGAAAGGACACTTTTTTAGGCGATCAATCGTCACCCCCCGCCGTCAAGCTTCGCCGGTCCTGCACGCCGTCAAGCATGGAGCCAGGCAATAGGGCCCAAAGTAAGGTAAAAAGAAAGGACCCCAAAACAGGCAACCCGGCCACCGCAAAGGGTCCAGGCTGTAAAGCATAGACCCGGGCAGAATCCCCAAAACGGATTAACTATCCCCCACTCCCACTACTTCTCACCCCTTAACACAGTTTGACAAAATGGCTAAAATCGGGTACCTTTTTGACGCTGTTTTTAGACTCTTTTTGGTGTCCAAAATGCGACTCAAACGAAAATGAGCATAAGATTTAATATAAGTGTTTATATTCTATATAGATGTCTATATGTTATATAGATGTCTATATTTAATATAGATGTCTATATAGTATATAGACACTTATATATATAGTAAGGGATAAAAAACAAATTGCGCCCTTTGTGGGAAAAAACACCTTTTTTGTGGAAAAGGGGTACCCCCCATTTTTTTTGGGCGAATTAAACTTGACTTGTGGTAATTTTGTGGGTGCATGGCGATACATGAGTTTGTAAAGAAGAAGAGGG